TTTCTTTCGCAAGTCAATCCCGGCTGGGATTGTAACGTCAAGGAGATGAAGATGCGAACACGCGAGCGACAAAATGATCCAACCTATGGTGACCTCACAAAAGAGTTCATTAAGGATGGTGATGTATCAATTTATGATACTAAAACTCACATGTTGCATTCGAAGCATGAGAAGATCAGGGATATAGTTACCCCTAAATTCTTCAAACGCATTGGTAATGGTGACATTATTAATAATCCTTGCTATATCTCGGCTTCCACACTCGCGTGTGGAGGAGGTTCTTATTTAGCTAGTGGTTTGATAGCTTCTAATCAAGGTCATGTATACTCCCAATCGGGAGGATCCACGACTTTGTACGAAGCTAGCTTCCACAATTTGCATAATAACCTTTCTGCTATCTCTGAAGCAGACCTCGAGGATATGATCCAACGTTCACGGCTTTCAGCCCTGAGCAATGTGGATTCTACCCCGTTCGCCTTTGGCGAAGATATACTTGAGATACGGGAAACTCTCCGTTTTCTCAAGAGGCCCTTATCTTCTTTAGCGAAAGTCGCTAAGAAAATAAGACGTTTAGCTCGATCCAAGATGAGTGCCCGTAAAGGGCTCTCGCTTGCTGACGCTCTCGCGGAAGCATACTTGGAATACAGATTTGCCGTCACACCTTTGGTGCGATCGTCAATGTCGATTGTAGAGGCCTATAGTGATAAGAACAGTCGAAGAGAGAAGAGACGGACTGCGCGCGGGTTTTCCCGCTTTGCAGACGATGCTTCTGATTCGCCTGAACTACACTTTAGTTCTACCGTTTATGATAATTTTCACCGTTCGGTGTCAACTAAAATAGACGTTCACTCCGGTATACTTTACGAAGTGAAAAATCCTGTAAATGATCTAAACTTTCGGCTAGGACTGAGACTCAAGGATATACCAGTAACTCTTTGGCAAATCGTGCCTCTGAGTTTCATGGTGGACCGGGTCGTTGATATTTCTTCAGCGATTTCCGGTTTCCTTGCTTTATCAGATCCATCCGTTACGATCCTAGCCGGGTGGACGCGCGTAAAAACGAATAAGGTTAACACCTTACAGTTTCTTTCGCAAGTCAATCCCGGCTGGGCCGTGCAGGTTGCCGGGGACGTCGTGGTTAATGAGGAATTCTCATATTCACGTACTCCCTGGTCTCCTGGTTATTCTGACCTTAATCCACAGTTTACACCGTGGAATCTGGTTAAGGATGTAACCTCAACGCTTGACCTTCTGGCTCTATCTAGAACCAGACTGAAAGGTTAGCATAACATAAGGGACATATAATGTCTATTAAAACTAGTAGCATCTCAAAAGGTGCAACACTTGCTATAACTGGCGGTACTTCAGAAGCCCTGACTGGGCTTTCTGACGGCAACGGTAAAACTTCAACTTTCTATAACGGATCGGATTATTTGACCCGTCAAGAAATTGACTTTATTACTCGCGCCCCTAAAGTGAATATTAATTCACCGGATGGGTACACACAGGCACGGTCTTCAATCGTTCTCCGAGTGCCAAAAATCTTGGCAAATGGACAACGGACCGTGAGCACCATTCGCATAGAGTTCTCTTCAAGCATTGAAAATACAAGTGCTGAGAAGGACGATATGTTAAATGATGCAGCTCAATTATTAATCGACGCTGGCTTCTCCGATTTCTGGAAAAACCAAGCGCACGGCTAATGTTGAGTTTCTGTGCAGGGAACTTATTCGCTATCTTACTTCTGATAGCGATATTGTAGAAGTTCCTTTACTGGCTCACCTTTCTACGGTGAGTCCGCCTAACTACTTCAACCAGGAGATTCCTAATGAAGTTACAAAAGAAAAGCAAGAAGCTCTTTGATGCCGACGCTATCTCAATGAGGATAGCTGAAGCAGTTCGTCGTGACCTAAGTGTGGATTATCATCATGTGTATAATGATCCATCCACTGTGCGTTATTTTAAAGACACCCAAAGTAAGGATATTTTGAAAAAATATTCTCCAATGGGTCAGGATAATTCAGATGAATTACAGGACAATGCATTTGCAAAGTTCTTACATTTGAATGACTATCTAGCAAGATTCACTAATTTTAGTGAGCTCGCCGGAAGTCGCCCTGATGCCAAACGACCCTTAAGCATGATTCTTCATCGTGCTAGGACTCTCGTTAGGCAAGTGTGTACTGACTTTACTGAAGATGAAATCTTCGATAATGTTAGACACTCTAGCGGCTCGTCTCTAGGGGTATCTTTTTCAGATACCTCTTTAGACGCTAAGCTTTCTTTTCCAATAACTGTTACACATAGTGCAAAACCTCTCCTTGAGAGAATCCTGGGACGAGATGAATTTCTCTGTTCTCAGGTCAAGGACCTCAATAAAAAGTATCCCATTAATGGGATGTTTGAGGTAAAAGAGGGGTCACGTGCTACTACAGTCGACAAAACCGTGGATAAACGCCGCATGATTGCTATTGAACCTACTGGAAATATGTATCTCCAGCAGGCTACAATGGCCATGCTTTATAAGCGCTTTTTATCCGTCGGTTTAGACGTAGCTACTTTACCAATGCAACATACTCAACGCGCGTGTCACTCGTCCATAACTTCGAAAGAAGCTACGGTCGATTGGTCATCTGCGTCTGATTGTGTTACAATTGAATTACTGCGGTGGTTATTACCTCCTAAGTGGTTTATGTTGGTAGATCAGATTCGTTGTGAGTCCATGGAAATTAATGGACGTTTTGTGCAACTGAATATGATCTCGACGATGGGAAATGCAAATACTTTCCCTCTGGAAATGCTCGTCTTCTGGGCCATCGGTACAGCAACAATCAGTAGTTCACAGAAACCTTCATATAGCGCTCTGGTAAATCCAGAATTTTTTAATACGCGTATTATGAGTGTTTTCGGTGATGATTGTCTCTTACCTACCGAGATTGCTTCCACTTACATAACTGTAATGGAACAATTTGGGTTTATAGTCAATGAGGAGAAATCCTTCTTTGACTATGATGGCTTCAGGGAATCCTGTGGAGGTGATTACCTCCATGGGTGCGACGTACGCCCGTTCCATATTCGGGCACCCCACAATAACAAGCTCAGCAGTCTAGAACCTTGGCTCTATATATTAATGAATGGTCTTCAAACAAAGTACGAATCGTACTTTGGGACCACGAATTATATATATGAAAAAAGATTCTATACTGTCTGTAGCGAGTTATTTGATGAATACAAGCTGAAAGTTAGGCTTGTACCATCTACTTATCCTGATGACGCTGGTTTGAAACTGCCTGATTGGCAACGTTTGAAAGCTAACTATGCTTTCAAGTTTCATCCGTTATCATACAGTGAACACGGTACGGCGATCTTCTCGTTTAGAAGATTTTCGTATCGCGAAACTAAATCCTTCCATCATGGAATCCGGTATGCTGAGTGGCTTAAAAGGCCAGTATCTCAGGATCATAAGCTTACGCTTAAACGGAATCTATTTGGAAACGATTACACTGTAAAAAGGAAAGGTGGGTATGTAGTAAGTAAAGGGGTAAGTTGCCATTGGCAACCTATAGGCTAACGCCTACCCTCAACAAGAAAATAATTTCAACTTTCCCGGGGAAACCCGGGAGCCGAAATCATTGCACGAAGGATG